CTGCGTTGACAGGTGGATCACCTATTCTGCGCTTATGATCCAGATAAATAAAGATACAATCTTTGTTGTCTATTAGATCATTGTTTGTTACTTTATACATAGACACTAATGGCACATTATTCTCCTAAAATTACTTCAGAGTTTGTCTCTATCCAAGCTTTAGCACCGCAACTTAAAGGTTTATCTGGTGAATAAACAACTTTGCTTGGGCCGAGAATACTAACTTTGTTAGAATATTCATTGCTTTTGTATGTCTTTACGGTGAAAACAGAATTTCTCTGACCCGTTTTGCTATTTTTTTTTAGCACGTGCTGATTAACGTGTATCCTTGTTTTCATTATTAATCAAGATCTCCGTCATCGTGGTCATCTTTATCATCAAAGTCTAAACTCTTCTCTCTTATACGACCATCTGTAAAATCATAGTATAGCTTCGCACACAAACCTGTCAAGCCTGAAAATCTATTTTTTATTATTCTAACGTAAGTTGTATGTCGCTCTACAGGATCATCGTGTTGACCGTTACGTTCCAAGCCAACAACAATGTCACTTAGTTGTCCTATGCTAGCAGATCCACGTAAGTCGGACAACGAAGTATTCAGCCCTTCTTCATGCGAACCCTGCATCGGTCTACGCAAATGAGATACCAGTATCAGTGAAACGTTAAGCTCCTGTATCAGCGTTCTTATCTTAGTCATGCACTCATCTATTGTTCTACGCTCATCATAAGCGTGTTGTTGTGAACTAACAAGTATACTGATATGATCTAATATGATGTACCTGCACTTTACAGCCTTGACAAAGTACCTTATTCGTGCTAGTATGTTATCTATAGTATTTGATCCGAAATGGTCAAAGAAGAAGTATCTTCCAGAACCAACAGTCTCATCATACGCTCTTCTGTACTCCTGCTCAGTATACTCAGTGGTAGGAAGATGTAACTGCTTACCTAACTGAAGACCCATCATGGACTCTGCTGTGCTTCGCACGTTCTCCTCCATGAACATCATGCCTATGTTGTCTTCTGTGTTGTCAAAGATATGCTTTATGATCTCCTTTAAGAAACTGCTCTTACCTATGCCAGTTCCAGCACACACTGTTATTAACTCACCCATACGGATACCATAGGTCATTAAGTTCATGCCGTCATAAGGGTAGTCTACTGCTGTCTTAGCTGGCCCCTCCTGTAGAACGTCCCACAGTTCAGTACCAGCAACGATGCCGTCTGGCGTGTAGCTGTCAGCATTCCACCAAGCGTCCATAAACTCCTTTATCTTACCATCAATAAGATACTCGTTAGCATCCTTCTTTTCCAGATGCACAATCTTACCTTTAGGAGACAACAACTCAGCAGCCTTCTTAGCTGCTTTCCTTCCAGCCTTATCATTATCAAAACATATTACTATGTTGTCATATTTCATAAGGTACTCAAAAGATTTCTCTATGTCTTTAACGACACTCGCTGCACCATTACGAATAGACAGAGAAGGCCACTTGGAACCCATCATCTGATAAGCAGCTAAAGCGTCAAGTTCTCCCTCGCACAACGTTACATACTTACCGCCAGCAGAGAATTTATTCTGACCAAACAGTGTAGCGTCTTTCCAGTTTCCAATAGTCTGGAAAGTTTTGTGTCCGTCAAAGGACTTACCCCTTACCTTGTTGGCTATCCACTCACCGTCCTCGTTGTAGTATGGGTAGTATTGTTGTGTTCCTTCTATTGTAACACCGTAAGCTTGACAGGTATCTCTTGTTATTCCTCTGTCTGGAAGAGCAAGAGTCTTCCCAGAAGACAGGTATTTAGGACTTATGTCGTTATGTTTCATATCTTCCTCTACTAATTCATCTGGTGCATTTTTGTAGCTTTCGCAAGAAAAACAAAAGGTGCTGTCATCCTCGTTAATAGTTAGAGCGTCACTGCTACCGCAATCTGGACATGGTTGATGTGTCTTTTTATAAGCCATTACTTCACCATTGTTGATATTATTCCGTTAAAAAATATGGACAATGCGACACTGTTTATTACAATGAGCGCACGATCATTCCACACAATAGAAACATACATCCAGCCTATTGTGCCAAGAACGTGAAGATACAGATTGTAAGGAAATACGTTTTGTGCTGTGAGTACCATGCCAAGCATCAACGTTAGAGATGATGCCCACTTGACATACCATACTTTATCTTTTTCCTTTCTGCCCTGCATTACAAAACCTCTTCTACTCTAGGCTCCTTCTCTATGTGCGTGAAATACATTAAACCACTGGCATATTGGAAAACTCTTAAACCTTTACCTTTGTTTGCATCCTGCCAGCACTCATACTTATAATCGCAGAAGTTACAGTTCCTGTCAAGTATTCTATTTCCTTGCTTGCCCTCCTCTACATCTGAATAGCATTTTTCTGGAACCTCCTCTTGTTTCATAACTTTCTTTAACTCTTTGATGCGTTGCTCTGCGTCCAACATCGTTAGCTCATCAATCTCTACCAGAGCCATCTCAGCATTGTTCTTATTGTAAGCTAAGAAATAACCTACATCATCTCCCTCTGCTTGAATGTAGCCACTTAACTGACCTATGTATCCAAAGGGATCATCAGTGTGTAGGTTATTGTATTTGAATTTTTTAAATCCAAAGTCGGAAGCTGATTTTACGTCAACTACAACACCGTCTATTTTACCATCTATGTGTCCCTTGACACCTTCTATTACAACTTCCTTCTGCCTGTCTGTAACCTTATGCCCTGCTTCCTGTACAAGAAACAACAGAAACGACTCGACAAGGTTTCCAAAGAAAAACTTTAGTCTGGTCTGACCATCTAGCTTAGAAGGTTGTTTGTCTCTAAACTCGTACCATAACTTCCTTGTACTTTTTCCTATGGAGGACATCCTTAGTCTTCCGTTGTTATCTTTATTATCAGGAGCTAAAAATATTTCAATGTCATCACGCAAAGCTCGAAAGAACTCTTGAAGGTGCTTTTCGTTAACGCCCTCTTTACCTTCTTCTAACATTGTATGGATGTCGTTAATTACTGTATGTACTTTTGCCATGCTGTTCTTTCGTTCTTATGTTATTACCAGTAGCCCCAACCCCTCGCTCTGATACCGATAACCCCCTAAGAGCTATCCCTACCTACCATTTGAACGTGACTCTACCTACTTAGAAGTCTTCGTTGTCCTCCCCATCATCAGCATCTAAATCCTCTGCTTCAAGCTCATCGTCCCCACCATAGGCAACTAATGAAAGAACCATGAGGCTGTTTAGACCTGCACTCACTCCAGCCTTACCCTTGAAGTTCCACTCGTATGGACGAATAGACGCTTTGATCTCCGAACCATTGCCGATCAACTGCGATCCGTCCATTGGGTTCTTCTTACGATCCCATACTTTAGGTGGATACTTACCAGCTTTAGCTGTAATGTATGAACCTTTGTCAGACTTCTCACCTTCGCCTTTTCTGACGTTGATGCCTACTGCTTCCAGTTCCTTAACAGTCTTTGAATCAAGTTTACAAATGTCAACCTGATACTTACCGCTAAGATCGTTAGGCTCAAAAACTGAAGCCCATTCTGCTGTTCCTCTTACAATCATAATAATACTCCTTCTATGTCAAGAGTTACACAATAAACCTAGTATACATCCCTATTTTTTAATGTCAACTTCTTTTTTCCATATTTTTGGATTTTTTGTAAAAATATTTGAATAAAGAATATCGTCCATATTTACTCGACTGATTACATCTTTCCTACCTGCTCGTTGATAGCACTTATACAAAGCATCTGACGCTTTATCTACAAACACAGTAGAGACTTTAGTCTCGCAATATTTAGATAGCTCCTCTCTGTCAACAATAAGAAAATCAAACTGTCTTTCAAAAGCAATCTTGTCAGCTTTGCCATACAACCATCCTTGATTGCCACGAACATTCTTAAACTCTATCCATGTATGCTCATCATCATAATGATCACTGTGTCTGGATACTTTTCTTCTCGCTTTTACATCAATACCAAATGTCTTGTCATTCTTTTTTAGAAACAAATCTATATGATCTTTCATGTCAACTTGTCTGGAAGAGAAGGTAACATCATACCCTCTGTTCTCAGCAATGTTCTTGAAACATATTTCTGCTTGCTTACCACGTTGTAATTCTAATGCGTATCTGCCCATGTTTTACC